TTTTTTATGAATGAGAAATAATAGACTCATTTATAAAAACTGATACTTATTTACGACCGTTCATGTGTTCGCGAACAGTCTTCAAAAACGCCTTGTCACGCTTCGTTTTAGGATCCGCCATGATGATGATATAGGTCAATCTGTTTGGGAGTTTAGGCTTGTTACCCTTTGGTCTGGGGGTAGCTCTCAATTTCTTTTTTGAATTTCCAATCTGTTTAACAGTTGGCATTTATATATACGAATATTTAATCCATTTCGTCAATGGTAGGACCCTTCACTTCGTCAGGCTGCTCCTGACACGTGTTCAGAAGATCAGTGAGTTCCTTCTGCTTGTGTTCAATCTCATCAACTTCAGCAGATCGGTTATTGTCAACCCATTGAATAGTCTCATCAATCTTTTCCTTGAGCAGAGCCTTGCTGGTGTCACTCAGTGTACATTCTTCACCTTCAATCATGTTACGCATACCATATGCCGAAGATTCCAGAGCATTTACCGCACTAACCTTTTTTTCAAACGCCTCATCCTCATCCTTGTATTTTTCCGCATCCTGTACCATACGCTCAATGTCCTCCTTGGAAAGACGACCCTTGTCGTTAGTGATGACAATCTTCTCAGACTTCCCAGAAGCCTTATCCTCCGCAGTAACATTTAAGATACCATTCGCATCGATGTCGAAGCATACATTAATCTGCGGAACACCCCTGGGAGCAGCGGGGATACCAGACAAATCAAACGTACCCAAGAGATGATTATCCTTCGCTCGGGGGCGTTCACCTTCGTACACCTGGATAAGGACACCAGTCTGATTGTCCGCGTAGGTCGAGAATACTTGTTCTTTCTTCGTTGGGATGGTAGTGTTCCGTTCGATAAGTTTGGTCATAACACCACCAGCAGTTTCGAGACCGAGAGAGACCGGTGCGACATCGAGAAGTAAGATATCCTGAACATTAGTGTTGTCTACACCAGAAAGAATTGCAGCCTGTACGGCGGCACCATATGCAACCGCTTCGTCAGGGTTGATCGACTTGTTCAACTCCTTCCCATTGAAGAAATTAGATAACAACTGCTGAATCTTGGGAATTCGGGTAGAGCCACCAACCATAACAATCTCGTCAACTTTCATCTTATCCATCTTCGAATCACGGAGTACCTGTTCAACGGGTTCCATACATTTTCGGAACAGGTCACCATTCAATTCCTCGAAACGAGCACGAGTGATCGTCGTAAAGAAATCAATACCCTCAAAAAGGGAATCGATTTCGACAGATGTTTGAGACGTTGATGAGAGTGTACGTTTTGCACGTTCGCACGCGGTTCGCAAACGGCGAAGAGACCGAGGATTTCCAGTTAAATCCTTCTTGTGTTTTCGCTTAAACTCATCAGAAAAGTGTCGAAGGAGGCGAGTGTCGAAATCTTCACCACCGAGATGTGTGTCTCCAGCAGTCGCCTTTACCTCGAAGATACCACCCTCAATGTTCAGTAGTGATACATCGAAGGTTCCACCACCAAGATCGAAAATGAGTACATTCTTATCTTCATCCTTGTTCTTGTCCAATCCATAAGCAATAGCGGCAGCAGTAGGTTCGTTGATGATACGGATACAGTTTAGGCCAGCGATAACTGCAGCATCCTTCGTAGCCTGTCTCTGAGAATCATTGAAATATGCGGGAACAGTGACAACTGCATCCGTGATCGTCACACCCATGTAGGATTCAGCAGTCTCTTTCATTTTGGTCAATACCATTGAAGAAATTTCCTCGGGTGTAAACTGCTTCGTCTCCCCATGGAAATCGACACTTATCACCGGCTTGTCTCCTACCCCGGGAACAATCTTGTACGATAAGTTTTTCATGTCATCTTGAACCTTCTCATCAGAAAACTTCCGCCCAATGAGACGTTTTGCGTCAAAGACAGTGTTGAGTGGGTTCGTAGCAGTTTGGTTTTTCGCAGCATCACCGACGAGACGTTCATCATCTGTAAAGGCTACATACGAAGGTGTCGTTCGGTTACCTTGATCATTCGGGATAATTTCTACACGATCATGTTGCCAAACACCGACGCATGAATATGTAGTTCCTAAATCGATACCAATTGCTTGAGACATGTTATATTAATTAGAGTCGTGTATTCTTTATTCTACTCCATTACAATAGTTGTTGCTACTACTTAAAAAAAACTCAGACGCTCTGTGAGATTTGGGAATGTACGTTTTTTGAATTTGGATTCAAGGTGGTCAAACATCTCGATGCGACACTGTGAATACCTTAGACGGTCTTCAATTGAGAACCATTCACACTCTTGGCGGTTCGGGAGATGGACCCAGGTTTTGAAATGGTCATGATACCATACAGACTTATCCATGTTCTCGTACTCCTGCTTCAACGAGTGAAGTAATGCATCATTCAAGTCACGCTCGTCATCCTCCCTTAGCATGTTCTCGATGTCGCTGATTATGACATCGTACGTATCAACATTTCCATGCATGACGAAAGCATTACGTCGGAGATCTTTGAATGTATTGAGGGTTGAATTCATCTTGGAAGTACCATCATTCTGTCAAACTTAGGTGAATAAAACTATATACTTATTGTAGAATGTCTCTTGACGATTTACCAAAGAAAGTCCAGTACATGGTCATCGATTCGAAATATATCAATGGGACTAATAACACGTTCTCATTGAACTTGTCTCTTGAATCAAATGCACACGTAGAGAACATGAGTCGGGTCATTGGTGTAAAAGTAGTTGACTTTTACATCACTGATGTCGGTGAATCTAATCCTAGTGCTACTAATGCACAGTCGTCTATAGCAGAATATATAGATATCGTGTGTCCCGACATACCAAGTTCTGCACAGTTACTCGACGAACGTCATGGACAGATACTCGAGAGAATCCCACTAGAACGCCAGTACACATACGACTCTACAGCTATTCAGACAGATAAACAATGGAAAAGTTATCCACGTGAAACAAATTATTTCAATCCAATCACGATTAAACAGTTACATTTTAGAATGTATGAATCGCGTGATAACAATACCTATACTCTCATAAAACCATCATGTACATGGTATATGATTGTCGAACTCACTACCGTCGATCCAAAGGAAAAGCCAAGAGATAAGAATGTCCAAATACTTCAAGCTCTTGAAAAACTTACGAATAAGATTGAAGTACTCAACATGAATGTTAAGAGATTACCCGATAAACCAGTAGAGGAGAATAAGAAGTACCCATTTGGGTACCTCATTATGGCCATATTGGCTATCATGGGTGGATTCATCTACATGGTGAACAAGAGTGGTCCAGCACCGATGGTGTAGATATGTTTTCCAATACGGGGTTCGAACCCGTGACCCCAGCGTGCCTTATATAGATTTAACTCTACGTAGATATACAAAGTATAAGCACTGTGCTCTAACCAACTGAGCTAATTGGAAAAATGCTACCAGAGGGTTTCGATCCCCCTACCTTGAACTTACAAGGCTCACGCTCTTCCGATTGAGCTATGGTAGCTAATGTATTAGAGTGTATGTGTTAATCTTTAAGCTACGGATGACTTCTTCACCACCTTTTTCACTTTGGTATCGCTAGATGGGGTCTGGGTCTCAACGGTAACAGTCGGGGACTTAGGACCTACGGGACCTACGGGACCCGCGGGACCTGTGGTACCTGCGGGGCCTGCGGGGCCTGTGGTACCTGCGGGACCTGTGGGGCCCTGGGGGCCGGGGGGACCTTCAACGACGGTCCCTGCACCACCTCCACAACTGTCAAGCATCTTGAGAATGATACCGTACAGTTTTTTCTTGTCGACGCGAACAGAGTTCATCTCGACGCGGATTTCTTCCTTAAGAGCTTCCATGTTTATATATATAAAAGAAAGATTATCTTTATATATAATGATATTCATCGGACCAACATTATTAAGTGGTATTGGTCAACATACCAAGAAATACATGGATCTTTTCCCTGGTAGTGAATACTATATATATAATCAAGAAATACCCGAGTGTGATCAGGCATTTATATTTGCTATCCCGATAGATAGTGTGCTTGAACATATACCGTCCATCAAGTCTAAGTGTAAGAACGTCATATGTATGACTGTGTGTGAAACAGAAACTGTTCATGAGGATTATGGAAAACTATTTGACCACTTTGATCGTATCGCTGTTCCGAGTGAATTCTGTAAACGAGTTCTAACTGCACAATTCCCTGATAAGGAGTTTTACATTATTCATGCATACATTCCACAAGAACCCTATACATTTTATCACATTGGAAACATATTAGATCCACGGAAGAATTTCAGAAAGATTCTCGAAGCGTTTGTTCGTTTGGATAAACCAGACACCCGATTACTTGTGAAGTCTACCTGTAGAGAAGATGTTCGCATTGATATGAAAAGAGTAGAAGTCATTAATGGACTGATTTCTGAGGATGAAATGAATACGATACATAGTCGTGGTGACTGTTATGTAAACTGTTCAAATTCAGAAGGTGTTGGTATGGGTGCAATCGAAGCAGCCATCAGAGATAAACCTGTGATCGCTACAACGTATGGTGGTCCAAGTGAATATCTTCATTCGCCCTATATGATTGATTGTGAACTTCAAGAGTTGGAAAACGATGATTTCCTTTTCAAAAAGGGAATGATCTGGGGGAAGCCGAACTTCGACCAACTCTTGGAATTCATGGAAGATGCGTATTCTAAAAGACTCACCTATATGGATCATACATTCACGAAAAATTTAATGTCACGAGATAATATTTTAAAAGAATTCAGTGTCAACATAGTTAGAGGCGAGGACAAGTAGACCCATCACAATTGTTCCAGGCATGATAGAACCTCGCTGAGAGACAAGGAATGCAACAATATCATCAACGGGTTCAAGGTTTGTAGGCCTGGTGGCGAAGCGGGGAACAAGTACACTGGTGGCTATGTAGAGCGACATTGCTATTATTACAGGTCTAAGCGTCTCCTGGTCTAACATTTACAATAACTGTGATTTTAATTTGTCAGGAACATTGTGCTTTCGACAATACTGTCCACACACTGATTTGAATTTGCATCTCGATCCAGACATTGTCATCGCCATGCAAATTGTATTTTTCACTTGTACTCTTGGTTCATCGGGTACCGTATCGATTAATTGTATAGTACGTTCACTCTTCTTCTTCTCGAACTCTTTGTATCGCTTCTTCATGATCCATGTAGCGTTCGCAAGATGTGTACATCTCTCATCTGGTACAACAAGACGATACATCTTGGTCGCATCACCAAGGCACCTGTTCCACATTTCATCACGAATGATTTGCATCTTGTATTGACTTGGAAAAACATAGATGTATCAGTCACTTAGGTAGATTTTTTTCCTCTGATATTACAAAAAGAGATGCTTTACCTCTACGTAGCGATCGCTGTATTTCTGATGTTCACACTTATCAAAAATCGTCGTGTCGTGGCGAGTGCGTCTCTCGACAAACTGATACGACAGTCTGCACGGTATGCGACCGCAGCTCAGCAGGACGCGTCCCCATTGATCGCCACACTTCACGCTAATTATGCTGCTGCTTATCTTTACGCTGCGAAGGACATTGCATCAGACTCTCAAATTCATAACTCAACCGGTGTAGACATAATGAAATTGAAGGAACATATCGTGAACATTCAAGATATGGTGACCAAAAGGACAGTGGAGAAGTGTCCAGCGTTTGCGGGTGAAGTGGATCTGTATCTCGCTACTATTGCTGGAGAAGCATAAAGGATAACAGCTTATACTTTTCAAATGATGACCTATATGGAACTTGCGGAGTTTACTGATGATCTTCCCACACAGGTACAGCTTCTAAAGAAAGAGATTGAAAAAAATAAAATTGATGCCTCCAACAGTCGTTCCGAAATTTTGAATAAGTCTCTTAAAATTAAAGTGGACAAATATGAACGAGAAATTTTTCTACTTACTCGCACATACAAGAAACCATGGCTAGAAGAAAGAACCAAGTTAACAAATCAAATAGATTATTATAAACGAAAATTTTGGCATCTGGAGGATATACTCGTAGGTAAACATATCAAAATGGACGAACGCCGCGAAGATGTCCTTAGACGTCTTCACGTAGAAACTCGTTCTTGGAGAGAATTTGATGAAGATTCAAATAATCACCAGATCTGAGTGACGAGTGTTATTTTTCGAAATGAACCCTAAGTTGG